GACATATCCTCAATGTTGAGGAATCTGAAGATAGTTATATTGTTCAGTTTGCAAAACATGGGGATGAAGATACTACTAATATAGTAGAAGAAAATATAGAAGAAGAAGATAGAGCAATAAGTTCTGAAATTAGTTATAGAACTATTGATCTTTCAAGAGCTTCATATATTGATGAAGAAAAAAGAAGGGTGCGTATTGGCGTAAGCTCGGAAACACCTGTTGAAAGGTCTTTTGGAAAAGAGGTCTTATCACACAACGCTGAAGATGTAGATATGTCATTTATGGCTTCAGGCACAGCTCCACTTTTGGATGGTCATGATATGAACAAACAAATTGGGGTAATAGAAGAATTTAAACTTGATGAAACTGCTAAAAGAACAATAGCAGTAGTCAGATTTGGTAAATCTGATTTAGCTGAAGAAGTTTACAGGGATGTTTTGGATGGTATTAAGAGAAATATATCAGTCGGATATTCTATTACTAAAATGGAACGAGCTACTAACGATATTATTGGAGATCATTACAGAGCAAGTTGGCAACCAATGGAAGCATCTGTTGTTGCAATTCCTGCTGATCGAGATTTTCAAAAGGTCGGAGTTGGTCGTTCTAAAGATAAACAAACATTAAACACAAAGGTGAAAATAATGGAAAACGAGAAAAAAGAAATTAATCTTGATGAAGTTAGAACTCAAAGTGTGGATGAAGCTAGAAAAGAATTCCAAAAGAATTCTAAAGAGATCATTGATCTTGGCGTAAGACATAACAAAAGAGATTTAGCTAATCAAGCTATTAAAGATGGTGTTTCTGTTGAAGCATTTAGAGGTGAGTTATTAGAAAATATTTCTAACAATTCTCCTTTAGAAACTCCTTCAGAAGCTATTGGTTTAACTGAAAAGGAAACTAAAAGATTTAGCATAATGAGAGCTATCAACGCTATGGCTAATCCTACTGATAGAAAAGCACAAGAAGCTGCAAAATTTGAATTTGAATGTTCAGATGCAGCTCAAAGAGCTTATGGGAAATCAGCACAAGGCGTAATGCTTCCTGAAGAAGTTATGAGAAATTGGAATCAAAGAGATTTGTCTGCTGGTTCAGATGGAGATTTAATTGGTGAAGATTACAGAGGTGGAGATTTCATAGATGTTCTAAGAAATAACTCTGCTGTTATGCCTATGGCAACTATGCTAAATGGTCTTACAGGCGATGTAAAAATCCCTAGAAAAAGTGCTGCTTCAACTGCTGCTTTTATTAGTAGTGAAGGTGGAGCTTCAGGCGAATCTGAATTTACAGTTGGTAATGTAAGTCTTAGTCCTAAAACACTAGGCGCACATACAGATGTAACTAGACAGCTTATGATTCAAGGTTCTATGGATATTGAGAACTTAATCAGAAATGATTTAGCACAATCTATGGCTATTGCTATTGATGATGGAGCTTTAGAAGGTTCAGGTAGTTCAGGAAACCCAAAAGGTATTACTAATACTACAGGAATTAATACAGTATCACTTTCAAGTGCTGCTGCTCCAACATTTGCCGAGATGATCGAGATGGAAACCTCAATTAGAGTGGATAACGCATTAATGGGTAACTTAGGTTATATAGTGCATCCAACTAACTATGGCTTCTTAAAATCTAAAGAGAAAGCTAGTAATACAGCTCAGTTTGTTGCTGTTAATGATGAAATCAATGGTTATAAAGCTATTGTTTCACCTCAATTAACTGTAAACAACTATGTATTTGGTAACTATGCAGACTTGCTAATTGGTATGTTTGGTGGTTTAGATATTGTTGTTGATCCTTATTCTAATAGTACATCAGGTACAGTTAGAGTTGTGGCTTTACAATCAGTTGATACTGCTGTTAGACACGCAACAAGTTTTTGCGTAGCTAGTTAATAGGTGGTTTTAAACACTAACAAGGGAGCAGGCTTAATGTCTGCTTCCTCTTTGAAAGGTAAAAATACTATGAAAATTTTAATATTATCCAATACAGTTGTTAATAATGAAAAAGTTAAATCAGGTGATGTTGTTGATGTAGAAACTTCAGAAGCAAGAACATTGATTGGCTATGGTAAAGCTGAAGAATTTAAAGGCAAACCTAAAAAAGAAACTAACAGAAGTGTTGGTTTAGAAAAGTCTGAAACTAAGGTAAAAAAAAGAAGTAAATAATTATGCCTATAGAAAGTGCAGCAGATTTTAATTCTTATGTAGATAGCCAAATTGGTGGCGTGTCTGCTACATTTTTTGAAGTGCAAAATTCTTTATGGGATCAAAGAGTTGGTCTTATAGATACTTGGTTTGATATTGATTCAGGCAACTCAACCAATATTAGTATTATTTTAGATCAAGACTTTTTTAATATTGAGGGTAATACAGTTGCAGTTGAGGGTTATCAACCTAGAGCTATGATTAAAGCAAGTGATGTTCCTTATATATCACAAGCTGATAGGTTAGTAGTTAATGCAATAACAACTAACAATGGCTCAACACTTACTCCTGAAACTACTTTTTTAGTAAAAGAAGTACAACCTGATAATGTTGGAATGGTAACAGTTATATTGGAAGAACAATAATGTCCCAATATATTATGGAAACTGAAGAAGATATGGCAGCTTATTTAGATATAAATTTTGGACATGGCGTAGAAGCTATATGGACTAATAGTGGAACATCTAACACTATAAATGTTATTTTAAATAATGAATATATAGAGCAAGATGGTTTTGAAGTTCCTATAGAAGCTACACAACCTATTGCATACTGTAGAAGTATTGATGTGCCTAATATTAGTCATGGAAATACACTAGCTGTATCAGCAATTAAAGATGTTGATGGTAATACATTAAAAGCAGCTCAAACTTATACAGTTGTTTCTATTCAAAGTGATAGAACAGGTTTTACAGCACTAGAGCTAGAGGAAGTCTAATGGCAAAGCATATTAGAAACCAAATAAGAGAACAAATAGGTACAACTCTTAATAACCTAACAACAACAGGAACTAGGGTGTATCAATCAAGGGTTTATCCCCTTGAATCAGGTGGAACTCCTGCATTATTGATTTATACAAAATCAGAAGATTCTGAACCGATGGTCATAGGTTCAAACAGATCAAGTGAAAGAAACTTGTCTGTAGCAGTAGATATATATGTAAAAGCTACTGCTAATTTTGATGACACTATAGATACTTCAGCTAAAGAAGTTGAGATAGCTATAGCTGCTGATCCTACATTAAATGGATTGGCAAAAGATTGTTATTTACAAAGTACAGAAATTGAATTTAACGCAGAGGGAGAAAAGCCACTAGCAGTTGCTTCTCTTACATTTTTAACCAATTACTATGTCAGGGAACAAGCTCCTGATGTAGCAATTTAACAAGGTAATAATTATGAAAATGATTAGTCCAAATGGTAAAGTTTCTATAGAACCTCATCCTACTAAGGTTGAATACTATAAAGAAAAGGGTTGGAAAGAAGAAGCAGCCCAAACAATAAAATCTTCTTCTAAAAAAAATAAAACAAACGAGGAATAAATTATGGCAAATCATAAAGGAAGCGAAGGTACTGTTCACGTTGGAAGTAACGCTGTTGCTGAAATTAGGTCTTACTCTTTAGAGGAATCTGCTGATACTATTGAAGATACTTCAATGGGTGATTCTGCAAGAACATATTTAGCATCATTAACAACATTTAGTGGTAGCGTAGATGTGTTTTGGGATGAAACAGATACAAATGGTCAAGTAGCATTATCTGTTGGATCATCTGTAACTATTAAGTTTTATCCTGAAGGTAGTGCAAGTGGCGATACTTTTTATAGTGGAACTGCAATAGTAACAGGTAAAACAATATCTGCATCATTTGATGGAATGGTTGAAGCTAGTATTTCTGTTCAGGGAACAAGTGCTATTACTACAGCTACAGTATAACGATGAAGGCTATAGAGAGAGCTAAGTCGCATTTTGCTGAACAAGATGTAAAAGTAATTGAAGTTGCTGAATGGGGTGAGGAAGATAAACCCTTAAAAATATATGCAAAGCCATTAACGTTAGCTGAAACATCCAAACTCTATAAAATGAGTAAGAATGATGATCTAACGATGATGGCTTATGTATTAATTTACAAAGCACTAAATTCTGATGGAGAAAAACTTTTTGGTTTAGATGATAAAAATGCACTTTTGCATAATGTAGATCAAGAAGTATTAGTTAATGTCGCAACTCAAATAATGGGACAAGAGCCTATAGAGGAAACGAAAAAAAACTAATAGAGGATGTTAATTTATATTCGCAATATGCACTAGCTGATAAGCTAGGTAAGACTTTAGAAGAATTGCAAAAAATTAGCGTCCATGAATATCAAGGATGGATAGCGTATTTTGAATTAGTAGAAGAAAGGCAAAGGAATAATGGCAAATAAAAAGATAAAGTTTGAATTAACTGCTGTAAATAAGACTAAAGCTGCTTTTGATAAAGTGTCAGGTGGCTTAAAAAAAATAGGTGGTGGAGCTAAAACTGCTGTTAAAGGAATAGCAGGTCTTGGTTTAGCTATTGCTGGTGCTGCTGGTGCTATTGCATTATTAGTTAAAAGTTCTTTTGATTATATAGATGCTATAGGCAAAACCTCTACTATGACAGGTATAGCTACAAGCACAATACAGGCATTTCATTTAGCAGCTAGAGAATCAGGTACAAACATAGAAGGTGCAAATAAGGCTTTAGCTAAATTTGCTAGAAGTGTTGGTGATGCTCAAAGAGGTTTAAAAACGCAACAAGATATATTTAAAGCTATTAATGTTGAGCTAGTAGATTCTGCTGGAAATTATAGAACTATGGATGCAATTTTAGCTGATACAGCTAAAGGCATATCAAACTTAGGCGCGCAAAGCGAAAAAGCAACTTCACTAGCTAATTTATTTGGTAAACAGGGTATGCTTTTAACAGGAGCTATAGAAGATTTATCTGAAAGAGGTTTGGATGGATTTATAGAAAGAGCAGAAAATTTAGGATTAATTTTAAGTAATAAAACTATTAGGCGTGTAGAAGCGTTTAATGATGCAGTAGGTGTTATTGGTATGCAGTTTACAGCAGTTAAAAATAATATTACAACTGCATTTTTACCTGTATTTGAAACCTTACAAAAAAGCATAGCTGAAAAAATGATGAGCATTAAAAAAAGTGCTGGTGGATTCGATCAGCTCGGTGTTGATATTGCCCAAAGTGTAATTATGGGTATGGCTGCATTGATTAGAGGGTTGGGACACGCACAATTAGCTATAGCAGAATTTTTTACAGGATTTAATGAAAAATTAAGATTAGCTGGACTTGAATATGTAAAACTTTTAATAATTTTTGCACCTGTTCCGAAATTATTAGGTTTAACAGCAATAGAAGGAAAAATTAAAGAACTTAATGAAGAGGTTGCTAATGGTGTAGCAGCAAATCAAGAATTTAAAGACCAAATGGATAAAACTGCTGATTTCTTATTAACGCTATTGCCAACTATTGATGATGTTAGGGATTCGACAAAAAAATTAAAAGATTCTACAGGAGAATCAGCAAATGCGATGTTTGATAATATGAATGTTTTAACAGCATATAAAAATTCACTAGATGATGTTAGTAAAAGTTTAGATCAGATTGCAGTAAACTCTATGAAAAAATTTGAGGACAGTATTGTAGATGGGTTAAAAAATGGTAAATTAGCATTTAAAGATTTTGCAACTTATGTAGTAGAGCAATTAATAAGAGTGGCTATACAGCAATTAATTATAGCTAGATTGGTTGATCCATTTAGAACTATGTTATCAGGTGGAAAAATTGGAGCATCAATGGAGTACGATCGCCTTACAGATGGTGGAACTCTTTTTAATGGGAATGGTGGTGGCTTTACAGGTATGGGTGCTAGAGCAGGTGGCGTAGATGGTAAAGGTGGATTTCCTGCAATACTACATCCTAACGAAACTGTTATAGATCATACAAAAGGTCAGGGAATGGGAGCTACAGTTAATTTTAATATATCTACAGTAGATGCAGCAGGATTCGATCAATTATTAGCATCAAGAAAAGGTCTTATAACAAGCATTATTAACAATGCTATGAACAATCAAGGAAAAATGGGAGTTGTATAATGTCAGGTCAGTTTCCAACAACAGTTAATTTTAGTGCATTACAATTTCAAGACAATAGACCAACGCTAGTTAATCAAACACTATCAGGAAAAAAACAAGTCAGACAAATAGGATCGCAATACTTTTCATTTACAGTACAAATGCCACCTATGAAACAGGAAAACGCACAAGCATATTTTGCATTTTTACAAAAACAAAAAGGCTCTTTTGAAGATTTTACTATTGCAGCACCTTTAGATAATTTAGGAGCAGGTAAAGGCGAAACAGATATAGCAGTTGTGGGATCACATTCACTAGCTGATGCTTCAATAGCAATAGATGGATTTACTGCTAGTCAGTCAGGAGCATTGAAAGCAGGTGATTTAATTAAGTTTGCAAATCATTCAAAAGTTTATATGGTGCAATCAGACATAGATGCCGATGGAAGTGGTGCATTGACAGTTTTAATCAGTCCTAATTTAGTAGCTACTCTTGCAGATAATGAAGCAGTAACAGTTAATAAACCACAATTCACAGTATATTTAGAAAGTAATGAAATTATGTACTCAACAAATGCTAGTGGTTTATATACTATTTCATTTGATGTTAGAGAGGTTATTAGCTAATGCCTAGAAGTTTATCAACTGCTCTACAAAATCAAGTTTCATCAACAGCTACTAAAACAGCTTTTTTAGTAGAGCTTAATTTATCATCTACTATCAGATTAACAGATTGGTATTCTAATGTTGTTTATGATTCTAATACCTATGAAGCTGGTGGTTCTTTTCTTACAGTTGATTCAATTACAGAAACAGGTCAATTACAAGTAGATGAAATCAATATTGCGTTTTCTAATATTACAGATCAGGTTAGGTCTTTAGTACAAAGTGGAGCATTTACTGATAAAACAGTTGAAATATATCTTGCTTACTTTGATTCTAATGAAGCTATTGTAGGTGCTATTAATTTCTTTACTGGTCAGATAAGGAGTGTTGCTATACAAGAAAATTTAGATAATTCAACATTAACATTAACTGTTGCTTCGCACTGGGCAAATTGGAATTTAACGAAAGGCAGACATTTTACAGATGAATCACAACAGAACTTTAGTAGTGGTGATAAAGGTATGGAATTTGCAGCACAAGTTAAAGAAGATGTTAGGTGGGGTATGTAATGGCTTTTTGGTCAGCAATAGGTAGTTTTTTTAGAGCCGTTGGTTCTGCAATCGTAAGCTATGCAACGACAAATCCTATAAGGTTTGCACTAGAACTAGCAACCCTTGTAGTTGGCGTTAAAGGGTTTATGCAATCAAAAGCTATGTTGGCTAAAGGTCAGGATATATTAGCTAACAAAACTTCTGCTGGTGGCAAACTTCCTGTTATTTATGGAACTAGAAGGGTAGGCGCTCAAATAATCTACATGGATGTCAACTCAAATGATTCAAGGGATTTATATGTAGTCTATGCTTTAGCAGTTGGTGAATGTGAAGAAATAATAGGGAGAACAATAGAATTAGATGGAAACTTGTTAACTGATTCTGCAAGATTTAGAGATGGTGGTTATATAGGTACAGATAAGATTGGTTCAGGTAATGGTTCATTAAATACAGTTACACAAAATGGAACAGGTATTGATGCTGGTGCTGGTGGTTTTGGTACAAGTCCAACTGCAAGATATAGATATGTTTTCAATTTACATCATGGAGCAGCTACACAAACTGCTGATCCTATGCTTGTTGCATCTATGTCTAATTGGACTTCAGCACATAAATTAAATGGTGTTGCGTATATTGCTGCTCACTATGGTTATGATAAAGAAGGTATTTGGTCAGGAGTTCCACAATTAACAGTACAGGTAAAAGGCAAAAAGATTTACGATCAAAGACAGGATTCAACAAATGGTGGCAGTGGATCACAAAGAGTAGCAGATGTATCAACTTATGCTTATTCAGATAATCCTGCATTATGCTTTCAAGATTACATAATTAACAATGAGTATGGTAAAGGTATTCCAACTTCTAAAATTAACTTTGCTACTTTTCTTGCAGCATCTAATGTTTGTGATACAGAAGTAGATAATCCTTATTACAATGGTTCTGCAAAAACTATAAAATGGAGTGGAACTTCAGGCGATAGTTTTATAATTATTCCTTCAGGGCAAACTGATGCAGGAATAAGGTGGTGGCAAAATAAAGTAGGTGAAAAGATAACGCTTACAGATACAGCAGGGAATGTTGTTTTAAATGGCATACAAATTAAAGCAGTAGAAAGATCAAGATATTATGGTGCTTCATTAAAATTAGTAATTTATATAAGTGCTACTCTAGGTGCTACTTATGCAGAACAAACAGGAACTATACTCTCAAAGATAAAAAGATTTACTTGTAATGGTTATATAGATTGCAATAAAAATGTAATGGATAACGCTAAAGAATTACTAGCTAATATGCGTGGTATTTTTCTTTATATAGATGGTAAGTATGAGCTATCAATAGAAGATACAGGATCATCAACATTTACTATTACTGATGAACATATAATATCTGATTCAGGTATTTCAGTTGATTATGGCAACAAAGATAAAAAAGCTAATAAGGTTATAGTTGAGTTTTTTAACGCTAACAAAAAATATGAATTAGATACAGCAACAGTTTTACATTCTGCTACAACTGATGCAAATGATTTCACATCAGATGATGGTGGTGAGGTTTTAGAGGTTAAAGCAGAATTTCCATTAATTTCTGATCCATATATTGCTTATAACATGGGTAAAGCAATTCTAGTTAGAAGCAGAAATCAAATTACAATGCAGTTCTTAGGAACGCCTGAAATGTATAAATTAAATGTTGGAGATATTGTTTCTCTTACTTATGCAGGTTTAGGATTTTCAGGAAAGGTTTGTAGAGTTGAAGCACTAGAACTTCAACCAAATGGTTTAGTTTCTGTTAGCTTAATTGAATATTTTGATGTTTATACATGGGAAGTACCAGCACAAGAGCCTTTAGAAGAATTAAGTGATTTACCATCTGCTTATGCTGTTGCAGCACCAGCAGGTTTAGCATTTACTGATACTGATTCTAGTTCTACAGGTAGACCTTTTCTAGCTTGGAACACACCAACTGATTTTCCTGATTATCAATACAGAATTAATGTTGTAGATTCTTCAGGCAATCAAGTTGTTAATAAGATAGTGGATGTTGCAAATTGTGATTTAAACTTTGCTAAAAAAGGCACTAACTATGTTGCAAGTGTAAGCTCATTAAATACGCTTGGTTCAGAATCTTCTGCTGCAACACTTACATTTACAGTCGGAGAAGAACCAACAGGAACAGGGGACATACAGGACAATGCGATCACAACAGTTAAAATTTTAGACGCAAATATCACAACTGCAAAAATTTTAGACGCAAATATCACAACTGCATTGATAGCTGATGCAAATATAACAACTGCATTGATAGCTGATGCTTCTATTACAAATGCCAAAATTAATGATTTAAACGCAACAAAGATAAACGCTGGGAGTATAGATTCAGCAAGAATAAATACTAATACATTAAATGTAAAACATTTTGATAATGTTAGTACAGATATTAAAAGCCATTTAGCAACTGAAACTTTTGTGCCTTTATTAAGGTATGGATCAGCAATTAGAGGTGCTGGTGGTAGTACCACTTATACAGGTAGTAATGATTCTTTTGTGCCTGTAACGATAACAAGTGTTAGAGATAATGCTACTTATACAGCAGTTTTATCTGCTGTATTAGGGGATGTGAATGGTGGTAGGGTTCAATATTCTTTAGATAATTCAAATTGGACTGATGCTTCAGGTGGCGAAACAAATATTTATTGGAGTGCTGGAACTTATAGAGGTTATGTTTATATGTATCAAGGTCAAATAACTACACTTAGTGATACTCAATCAACTGTTTATTGGAGAGCTTATTTTTCAGGTACTTATAATCATACTCATATGCAACTTCATGTAACTTTGGATAACACAACATAATGAAAGATTTTACAGTTTATAAAACAGATACAGGAATAATAGAATATGTTACAAGTTCAGATTGTAATATAACTGATATACCTATAAAGAAAGATGAAACAATAGTGGAAGGTAATTATTCACCATCTAAATATAAATTTGTTAATGGAGAACCTGTAGAGCAATAAATAACAATAAATCACAATACAAATGATTTATAAATGTCAAACAAGGGTATAAAATTAAAAAGAGGAATTTAAAATGGCACAAAATACAAATTATAATATCGCAAATTTAAGTGGTGCTGATTTTAGGGCAGAACTTAATTTAACATTACTTGATATTGTTTCTAACAATTCAGGTGCATCAGCACCATCTACTACTTTTGCTTATGAGTGGTGGGTTGATTCAGGAACAGGAGTATTAAAACTAAGAAATTCAGCTAATTCAGCATGGATCACAATGCCATTTAGTATTAGTTCAGATAATACAGTAGATATAAATGGTGGAACTGTTAATGGTATTAGCTCATTAAGTTTTAGTTCAGGTGCTACAGTAGCATCTATATTAGATGAAGATAATTTATCATCAGATTCAGCAACAGCTTTAGCAACTCAACAATCAATCAAGGCTTATGTAGATAGCCAAGTAACAGCACAAGATTTAGATATTACAGATGGTAGTTCTACTATTGCTATTGATCTTGATTCTGAAACCTTATCTTTATTAGGTGGAACAGGAATAACAGCAACAGCATCAGGTAATGGCGTAACTTTTGCTATTGGGCAATCGGTAGCTACTTCAGATAATGTTGTATTTAATCAGGTTACAGGAGCTTTAGTTGGTAATGCTTCTACTGCAACTGCTTTAGCAACTGCAAGAACAATAGGTGGTACAAGTTTTGATGGTACAGCTAATATTGCAGTTAATTTATCTGCTACTGCAACTGCTTTAGCAACTGCAAGAACTATATCAGGCGTTAGTTTTGATGGAACTGCAAATATAACTTTAGATACAGATGATATTGGAGAAGGTTCAAACAAATATTTTACTGTTGAAAGAGTAGACGATCAGGTAAATACATTACTAACAGCAGGTACAGGAATTACACTTACATATAACGATGGTGCTGGAACTTTAACAATAGATGGACAAACAGGTGATATAACTTCAGTTGTAGCAGGGGATGGCTTAACAGGTGGTGGTACAGCAGGAGATGTTACTTTAGCTGTTGGAGTAGATGATTCATCAATAGAAATAAATTCTGATGCTCTAAGAGTTAAAGCAAGTGGTATTACAAACGCTATGCTTGGTGGCTCTATTGCAAATGCTAAGTTAAGTAATTCAAGCGTAACTATAAATTCACAAGCAATAGCGTTAGGTGGATCACATACATTTGATACTGATGATATTGGTGAGGGAAGTTCTAACATTTATTTTACAGATGCAAGAGCAAATTCAGCTATTGATG